TGTAGGTTCCACCGCTAACGAGAGAACTCCGCTTCACCCACCCCGCCCAGGTCCACGTCTTGCGGTTGCCGGCTGATGCAGGCGTTCTGGACAAGTAGGCACTGTCACTACTATTGAATCTCAGCGAACGTGAGATGGCGTACCCTCCACCACCTTGACCACTGGAGCCAACTAAACTGTTTGTATGGAAGATACTCATGAGTAGTTTGCAGTAAAGACAGTGTGGATAGAAGTAGAGGTGCGAACAACATAATCGATCCGATCTACAGCATTAGCAGCAGTCGATAATGTTGGTGCGGTACCACCAGGGAAGTCCCAGTAACTACCCCAAGAAACAGTACGGCTGCCAGTGGCATCTTGCACCAGGAAGATACTACCACTTTGACCAGCAGTTAAGTTACTGGGGTTAGCAATGGTGCGGTTACCACCAAGTGTAACTGTGAAGTTACAATCTGCAGCAAAATCTGGCGTAATTGTTGCAGCATCAGTAAGCGTGCCAATAACAGCAACTGCACCATTTTGAATAGTAATAACACCATTCTGCGCAATACGCATCCGCTCAGTAGGAGAAGAAGCGCCATCCGCCGTAGTGGAGAACACTAGGCGGCCCGGCATGTCATTATTGCCAGGTGTACCATCTACAATCGCCTCAATAGATGCGCCAGCTCGGAACTCGTCCCCATCAGCACCAGCAAAAACAACTTCGCCTAGAGAATCACCGCTAGAAACGGTCGTTAAACTACCAACTGAAGTACCCCTGCTTTTTAGTAGCTGAACTGACGGCCCATTGGTTGTATTTTGGAATCGAGACAGCGAGATACCTGTATCGCCAGTATTAGCAAAATAAGCATTTAAGCCGGTGTAGCTAGTGACATTAAGACCAGAGTGAGTAGACGTGCCAACTAACAACCTGCCGGAGTTGTCGATGCGGGCGCGTTCGCTATATGAAGTGCTAAAAACCATTGCAGGATTAACACCTGCGCTACCAAGACCCTGAATGGAACAACCCAAGGTGTTATCACTATTCATAAAGTTGACGGCCTGTTGAGCCAACGCCCAAATCTGTCCATTCACGGCAAGCGTTGATCCAACTGGAGGCGAAGCAGTGCCAATCCCTACGCGGCCTGAGGAGTCAATCCTCATGCGTTCATCAATAGTTGCGTCCCCTGGCGTATTAGTCGCAAAGATTAACTCACCACCAAGTCCAGACCCGTTAAATGAAGCGTATCGACCATAAACAGCCGCTAGTCGCGTAGTATTACTGGAAGTATCATTACCGTGGAAAAACTCCAGTCCTGACGTAGCGCCGAGTTGACCGCTGCCATTATTGACACGCACAACAGAGGCGGACCCGCCAATGGTTGTGTTTGTGTCATTTAGTTTGATGTCAACAATGCTCCCAGGGCTACTAGTCCCCAGACCTAGTTTCCCGTCCGATGTGATGCGCAGGCGTTCTTGTGAGCTTGCAGTCCCAGATGGGGTAGTTAAAAAAGCTAGGTATCCTGGCGAAGAAGTAGAGGTAATCGCGCCATCGCTAACGGCAGCAATGTTGGCGATCTGCCTATACGCTGCGCCATCGTAACCATTAAAAGCAAGTTGCCCGACGTTGAAGCCAGTAGAGATTGCAGATGGCGAAGCCTGCGTCCCTTCTGCGGCTCTAAAGGAGATGACAGAAGCTGCGCTAAAACGGATAACCCTAATGTTTCCATACGACTCCAAACTTCCACCGCTGTCAATTAGCAGTCTTTGCGTGCCATTAGTCGAGATGGCTACTTGGTCTGCACCAGGTGAATAGAGTCCAGTGTTTGGATCAGTTGTAAAACTAAATGCTGGTGCTGCAGCTGTACCTAAGGAAACAGATTCAATCTGTCCTGCAGAATCAATCCTTAAACGTTCAGTACCACCAGTAGTAATTGAAACCTGGTTGATACCAGAGTTATAAATACCAGTATCTAAATCATCATTAAAGGTAATGCTAGGTACAGCAGCAGTACCAGAAGGGAAGTTACCACCTGCGTTAACGTAATCAGCGCCAGCAAGAATAACACCAAAGAAATCAGCACCTGTGGCAGGAGCCGATGCAAAAATAATATTGCCACCACTTAAACGGAAACCTTCACTGCCACTATCATCAGGACGCTGTACAACACCACCAACAGAAATTAAACACTGTTGTGAATACAGTGGAGCAGGAACAGGAGCAACACCACTAACGGTTAAAGCAAACGTTGTCAGTACGCTATTAAAAGAACCGCTAATATCATCAATGTTCCGGTAGACGGGAAACGCTACCTGCAAATCATTGCCTAAGTATGCCACTGTTTTTATTTAGTCAATAATTGTTATTCTACTGGAGTTGTATTAGGACCAACAACAGAAGGTTCAACAGGCCAAACAATCTGATCAACACTCAATCCTTTATAAGTTTGAGGAAGATCACGCAGGATCTGCCGGTATTTAGACCACTCACGTTGATCAACTGTTGCACCAGTAATCATGGTCCAGTCACTGTTGACCAGTAACAGATCACGTTTTGCTCGAACTTCATCCCAAGTAACAGGATCAGTATCAAGCGGATTAGCACAAAAAACAGTTTGTTTTAAAAGCAAAAGCTGCTCATCAATCTGTTGCAGCTTTTCTTCTAGTTCAGTTTTTAATGCAGTTAACTCAACCGCCAGAGCAGCAGTATTGTGATTAACTGTTAGTCCCATGGTTACGGTGTCTGCTCAAGATAACTAACAATCATATCGGCTGCAGTAGCAGTATCACAACGCGCCTGAAGTTTATCGCTTGATTGCATAATAACCTTGTTGCCAAGGATTAACTCCAGGGTAGAACCTGCTGGTACTGGAGCATTCCGAACAAGGTAAACATCATCACCAGTATTACGATCTAAATAAACATCAACGTTGACGCTGCTGCCCGTCTTATTGGATGCCATAATACTCAGCAGCACCAAAGTGGCAGTACCACCTGCCGTCACAACAGTTGCTGATGCATCAGTAATCGTAGCTGTGACTAAGCTGGATTTGGTGTTGTTTTTAAAAGTACTTGCCATGTCAACTTAGAGCAACAATAAGAGCAATGTTATCAGTGGATGTAAACGAACCATTGACAGTTAAACTACCAGCAATAGAAACGTTTCCAGTAAAAGTTGCTGCACCCGCTGAATCTATTGTAAGTCTAGCAACACCTCCTGTTACCAGGGCTAACTGGTCAGAGCCAGGGTTAATTAAACCAGTGTTGGGATCTGTTGCAAACTTAAGGGCACAACTTGATAGGCTCCCTGGAGAAAGCCCCATGTTGGTGCCATCTTGACGCAGAAGCGGAAAACCGCCAGGGGTAACACCGTCATGAACAACACAAATATTCTGTGAAGTATCAACAGTAACTTCAGCAACTGCTCCGGTAAAAACAGCAGTTTCACCTGCTGAACCGCGTCTAAATTGTACTTGGGTTGCCATAGTGTTATCCTAATGCAACTGCAACAGCAACAGCGTAGTCCTGTGTTGCAGCAATTCCTGTTTCATTAGGAATTGTAAAAGTTCTATCTGCCGTTGGGTTTTCAACTGTTACTACAGTTTCAAATGCATCAACACCAGAACCTTCGAATGTAATCCCAGAAGAATCTAATACGATACTATTAGCAGTTCCTACAGATCCAACATAGATTGCATCTGAAGTTAAGGACAGTAAACCTGCAATGGTTGTTGCTGTAGTACCAAGTGCAATTGATGTTGAACCCAGCGTAATGCTGGAGTTTTGCAGCTGACTATTGGGGATAGCGCTGGTTCCAAAAACACCAGTGCTGCTGTTATAAGTCAAACCAGAAGCTACTGCAACACTAAAATGTGCACGTACATCACTAGCAGATGGACCGGTATAGGTTATAACGCCGGTTCCACTGTTATAGCTCAGGGACCCGTCGCCACCTGAGTCTGTAACAGAGATGGCACCACGGATATTGGCATCTGTAACTACGGCAAAACTAAAGGCGCCAGTGCTGCTGTTATAGGTCAGGCTGCCATAACCAGTTCCTGTGGTAGTCGCACTTAAGCTGGTCAGCAGGGCAACAGTACCACTTGCATCCGGTAAGCTAATGATGTTAACCGCAGTGGGATCAACAACTCTTAA